ATTGCATCACGCAACCCAGTCGTATCACCTGAAACATTCTTGATGCACCAGGTTGCAGCAGCCCGTGGATCAGAAACTTCACGTGCATACATCGCAGCAGCAACAGCATCAACAGACAATCCAGGATTGATCCCAACACGCCAACTCCGTGAAGTCGTAAATGGCTTAGCAGATAACGTTCGTGCATCAATCGATTCCATTTCCAATGGAACACTCCCAGGCGCTGGACTTGTTTTCCAGATTCCAAAGATTACACAACTGCCAGCAGTAGCACAGATCGATGAACTCGATCCAGTAACTCCAACGGTGATGGAATCAGAATTCATTAACGTGGATGTCAAATCGTTTAAGGGCAGCCAGGTTATGTCAGTGGAATTAGCAGATCGCAGCGATCCACTATTTTTTACTGAATTGATTTCAAATCTTTCATCACAATATGCACGTGCAACCAATACATACAATTCAGGAATCATTCTTGCAGGTGCAAATAATCCAGCATCAGGTTACGGTGACAACATAACCGCCGCTGAATTGCTTGAATGGGTTTCATCTAGCGCAGTCGGTGTTTATGCAAACACATTCAAATTCGCTGATGCAATAGTCGTATCTCCACAAATGTGGGGTCGCGTTATGTCATTCAACGTCGATGGACGTCCAATTTATAATGCACTGCAACCACAAAATGCGGCAGGAAATGCTCAGCCACGTTCACTACGCGGTTCCATTAACGGAATCGATCTTTGGGTTGATACTGCACTTTCAGGTACAGGTGACGATTCAATGTACGTCATCAACCGTGATGCCTATACCTGGTACGAATCACCACGCCTAGAACTCCGCACAAACATCATTTCAGATGGTTCAATCGGAATTTTGATGTACGGCTATGGTGCAACTGCTAAGAAAATTGGCGCTGGCGCTTACGCATACAAAGAATAAATCAATCATCGGCTAGGTCACTCCCGAACTAGCCGAGCAGACGAAAGGATCGGAAATGCCAAACATTGTCACCGCAGATGAATTGCGTCAGGTGCTTGGTGTTTCCGAATCCCTTTTTTCTGACGAATATCTTGATTCAATTATTGATTCGGCTGAGATCACAATCCTGCCGATGCTTACTCAGTATCAAAGTGCAGTAGTTTCAACACGCATCGCCGATGACGTTTTATACATCGACACATTGCGTCCAAATTATTTCGTCCAGGGGCAACAGGTCGTACTCGCTGGAATTGGTAACGGTTTAGATGGCCCATATACAGTCAGTGATCATTCCGTCAGACCCTTTCAGGTCACTGCGACAGTAGATGAGGCAGACAGAATCCTCACTCCGGTAATTCCAGCGGGAACGATTACACTCGATGGCGGCTCAGCAGCTGAAATATATGCAAATGTGCCAGCAATCAACAAAGCGATTCTGATCGTTTCAGTAGAAATATTTCAAAGCATCACAGCGCCAGGTGGACAAATTGAAGGCGTGGACTTTGCACCGACTCCATATCGGATGGGGCGCAGTCTCCAAAATCGTGTCATAGGATTAATCTCAGCGTTTTACGATGTGGATTCAATATGCCAATGACCACATTGCTTGATGTACGGAATGATTTAGCGACTGCACTTGCTGGCGTCGCTGCATCCGTTTATCCCGTAGCACCCGAAGCAGTGATCCCACCTGCTTGCGTAATCATTCCCGATTCACCCTGGCTTGAAAGTGTGCTGATCAATGGCACAGTCACCAAAGTCAAAGTCAATTTCGTCGTCACGGCAGCCGTGGCAAACAACAGCAACTCAGGGGCTTTGGATCAACTCGAAGCCCTAATCATCAGCATTTTGGGGGCTATGCCCTCAGGGTACGTCGTCGGTGACGTTCAACGTCCGTCAATAGTTTCAGTCGGTGCATCGAATCTGCTCGTTGCTGATCTCAGTGTTTCGACTTATTACACGCAAACCAATACATAGGAGAAAAAATGCCAACAAACATCATCACGGGCAGACAAATTGCATTCACCATCGATGGTGATGTATTTGATGCGCAAGCAACATCCGCAACGCTGACTATTGATTCAACAATCAATACGTATCAGACACTTGACGGAAAAGCGTATTTCACGACGGATTCGCAGGGTACTTTTGCAGTGGAAATGCTGCAAGATTTTGGCGCATCTGGATCATTGTGTGAAGCACTTTGGACAGCCGCCGCAGATACACCTAACACTCCATTGTCAGTAGTTTTCACCGTCAATGCCGTTGAATACAATTTCGATGTGCAGCCAGTATTTCCTGCACTTGGCGGAACTGCACCTGATGCTTTAACTGCATCACTTTCATTCACTTGCGTGACAACGCCAGAAGTAGTCTAAACAAAGGGAGATCGGGAGTATGAAAACAGCAATCACAATCGAATATCAGTCCGGTGATGTAGCCACTTACGTGGCTGCACCGCCTGAATGGTGCAAATGGGAAAACAAAACAGGCAAAACAATTCAACAGGCAAATGAAATCGGCATCAGCGATTTGCTATTCCTTGCATATAACGCAATGAAGCGAGCAGCAGCTGGACAGCCAGTCAAGCCGTATGAAGTGTGGACTGAAACGGTCGCTGACGTAACTCTCGGTGATCTAGACCCAAAAGGCACAAGCCAGGCAGTCTCAGCAGACTGATCGTCGAACTGGCGATTGCCACGCATATCCCGATGAGTGAATGGACACAAGCCGAGGATATTTTGACCGCGATCGAGATTTTGGAGAAACGAAATGGCTGATGATGCAATCGCCTATGACAAGGCTGATCTGCGTAAAATCATCGGCGCTTTCAAAGGGATGGATGATCAAGCGATCCAGGAAGCCAAAGGCGTATCAAATGCTTTGGCTGATTATCTCCAGGGCAAAATTAAATCGAAGGCTGGCTCAGTACAATCACGTAACGTTGCTAGTCGAATTGCCGATGGATCACGCGTAAGCAAATCCAGCAAAGTCGGTGAAATTTCATTTGGTTTCGTTGCACAAAAGTATTCGGGTGGGGCAACTACCCGTGATCTTTGGGGTGGATCAGAATTCGGATCAAACAGATATAAGCAATTTCCAGTGTGGTCAGGTCGAGAAGGTCGCGGATCACGCGGATGGTTTATTTATCCAACACTGCGAGCCGAACAGCCTTATATCATCAACGAATGGGAAAATGCTTTCAGTAGAATTGCGAAGGAGTGGTGATGGCTGGTCAAGGATCAAGAACCCTTAAACTTTCGATCTTAGGCGACATCGACAACCTGAAAAAAAGCCTGACGCAAGGTACGCAAGAAGTCTCAACATTCGGTGACAAAATCACCAAATTTGGCAAAGTAGCCGCCGCCGCTTTCGTTGCTGCTGGTGTTGCTGCCGCTGCCTACGCTGGCAAATTGCTCGTCGATGGCGTGAAGTCTGCAATCGAGGACGAACAAGCACAGGCGAAATTGGCAACCACCCTGCGCAATGTGACAGGTGCTACCGATGCCCAAATTGCGGCAACCGAAGGGTACATCCAGAAACAACAATTATTATTTGGAATCACAGATGCAGATTTGCGTCCGAGTTTTGAAAGATTGACGCGAGCCACTGGAGATTTGAAAACAGCGCAGGAAGCGCAGTCTTTGGCGATCGACATTGCAGCAGGATCAGGCAAATCACTTGAAGCCGTTTCAAATGCTTTGGGCAAAGCCTACGAAGGAAATACCGGTGCGCTGGCAAGACTTGGCGTCGGACTCACAACGGCTCAACTTAAAACAATGGATATGGATACGCTGACCAAAACACTTGCTGAAACATTTGGCGGTCAAGCATCAATCCAGGCAGATACTTTCGCTGGCAAGATGGCACGATTAAAGCAAGGCATCGATGAAGGCAAGGAAACCGTCGGGGCTTATGTACTCGATGCTTTGCAGCCGATGGTCACGCTGATCGTTGAGCAGGTAATTCCAGCCGCAATCGCATTTGGGGAAACCGTAGGCACAAAACTGCAACCGTACATCGACAACATCATTTTTGTATTTCAGACTTATTTGATCCCACTATTCCAGGCGTGGTGGTCATTCATTTCGGATATTCTCATTCCAGGAATCATCGACACCTTTCAGCCGATCTTGGCTGGACTCCAAAAGGCTTTCGGATTCATTGCCGATTCTATTCAAAAGAACAGCGACAAATTAGCGCCATTTTTCACGTTGATTCAAAACATTGCATCATTTATTTTGAAAACCCTAGCGCCAGCAATAGGCACGGTTTTGGGCGCTGCACTAACAGTGATTGGTAAAGCGATTTCAATAGTTATCGATTTATTTGCAAGACTGGTCGGTATCATCAATTCAGCCGTCGATGCAATCAGATCATTGGTTTCATTCGTTAAAAACAATCCATTGGTCAAAGGCATCGGCAATGTCATCGATAGCGTATTTGGTGGCGGTCGAGCCGCTGGCGGTCCGGTAATTGGTGGCACGTCATACCTGGTCGGTGAAAAAGGTCCTGAAATCTTTACACCATCAAGCACTGGATTCATCACGCCAAACAATAAATTGGGTGGAAATACCGTCATCAATTTGAACGTTACTGGCGCAATCGATCCCGAAGGTACAGCCCGATCCATCATCAACGTGCTAAACAATTCATATTATCGAGGCACAAACGGCGCAGCCGCATTGGTATTCTGATGACGCTTTGGAATCCGATTTGGCGTGTCACCATCAATGGCATCAATTATGAAAATTACGTACTTGCCAATTTAACGGCGACCAGTGGTCGATCCAATATTTACGAACAAGCCCAGGCAGGTTATTTGAATCTGCAACTTTACAATGTGACCCAATCCCAGGTGAACATCAATATCAATGATGCGGTCGGAATTGCGATCAAAGATTCATCCGATACTTTCGTGCCAATTTGGGGTGGATCAGTCACCGATCTATCGATCGAAGTGACAACAGGCGGATCAATAGCCATCAATCAGGTCATATCGATCGTGGCTTTGGGTGCGCTTTCCAGGCTACCGAAAGCAAATTGGCTGACAAATCTCAATCGTGATTTTGACGGAGATCAGATTCTTGAAGTATTGACCGATTTGCTGATCAATAACTGGTCAGAAGTGCCAGCAGCATTGACGTGGGGTACTTACACGCCAGCAACTGAGACGTGGGCAAATGCTCAGAATGTCGGACTTGGTGAAATCGATACACCTGGAAATTACGATATTGCGGCGAGATCAGCCGATCCAATCGATGTGTATTCATTGGTTTCAGCCATCGCCACATCAGGACTTGGCTATATTTACGAAAATGCTCAGGGGCAAATTTCATACGCTGATTCAACTCATCGAACGCAGTACCTTGCCACGAATGGATATGTGGACGTTTCAGCTGCTCAGGCACTTGCCCAGGGAATCAAGATTCAAACTAGATCAGGTGACGTACGAAATGACATCACTATCAAATATGGCGCAAATTCCAGCAGTGAAGTATCAGATGAGGATTTAACATCGATTGCGGTATTTGGTCGATTAGGTCAAATCATCACGACAACACTGCACGATGGCGTAGATGCCGAAGCACAGGCGGCGTTTTACTTAACACTACGAGCATTTCCTCAGGCAATGATGCAGTCCATCACCTACGAATTGACCAACCCTGAATTGGACGACGCAGATCGAGATTCATTGATTAACATATTTATGGGATTGCCACTGCGTATTTCTGATCTGCCCGACAATATGACCGCTGGTCAATATGCAGGATTCGTCGAAGGCTGGCAATTCCAGGCAGGGTACAACACGCTTTCGGTGACGGCTTTGCTTTCACCTTTGGCGTATTCGATACGTGCGCTGAAGTGGGAAGAAGTCAGCGTGTCGGAACAGTGGAACACGATCGTGGGAACACTCACGTGGGAAAATGCGCTAGTCGTAGCATAAGGAGAAAATATGAGCAACCCGACCACCCCCTTTTCGTGGCAAATGCCAACGAACACAGATTTGGTTACG